AGCTTGGTAGCCCTGCCCCCCGGCGCCGAGGTACGGAAGGAATTGTGCGCGGCCCGCTGGTCACTCAGCAGCCGGTTCGATGGCAAGGGTATCCTGATCGAGAGCAAGGACGACATCAAGAGCAGGCTGGGGGTCAGTCCGGATATAGGGGAGAGCATCCTGTACGCCTCAGTGGAGACAGCCCGGCAGCCCGCGGGCAGACAGCAGGTAGGCGGCAGACAGAGTAGCAGAGAGCCAAGCAGCATGTGCGCATGAGTACAGCCAGCAGCACATTGGGGGAATTTTGTACGCATGACCAACCTTGAACTCAAAGCACTCAGGCGGCGCATTAAGTTCGACATGCGCTCTCTGGCCTCCTGCTTGGAACTACCACTCAGCACGTATCAGAGGTATGAGGATGGTAGCGCTAAGGTGCCCGCGGCGGTGGTGCGGGCCGCCACAGAGCTGGAGCGCAGGGATCAGGAGTTTATGGCCGGGCTGGCCGACCGAGTGGACAGCAAGCTCTCTGCCGGTCGGAGGGTCGAAGATGGCTGGGACACCAGTACACGGGGGTAAGTTACTATGAAGGCACCACTCAAATTGCGGCAGATCAACCAGATTAACAGTCACCAGTACCGCTACCTGCGATGCAAGGACGTAAAGCCTTACCTCTGCTTCTGGTGTGAGCCGACCGAGGGCGACAAGGCCATGGTGGTGGCTGAGGAGGGGGGACTGCGCTGCCCGCTGTGTGGGGATGTTGGCACCTCATTTCCTTATGTTGATAAAATGGGCCACACCGGCGATATGGTAAGGTAGCAAATAATATTTGACATCCTGCTATCCGGGGAGTAGATACTAGCCTCATGGCTATAAAACCGCAGTTACCAAGTGCTCGCACTCGCGAGGAAAGTTAATGACCGTCCCAGCCGCAGACAAAGGTGACTTCGTATCTCCCGTTGGGGAGGTCGAAAGTTGTAGCGATGAGTACGAGCGGATGTTATTCTACGTATATAACAGCCACTTAGACTACGTTGAGAAAGCCAACCGCAATTTCCGCTATTTTTCCGGCGACGGCGGCCAGTGGACCGACACCGACCGGGATTACTTCGAAAACACCCTGAAGCGCCGCTGCATCGAGGATAATGGCATCTACCCGGCGGTCAAGACGGCCATCGGCGAGCAGATATTCACCCGCGCAGACATCTCCTTCAAGCCCCGCAAGGGCCAGGCCAGTGAGGCCGTAGCAAATATCCTCTCCAAAATGGCCCTGCATGTCCAGGTTGACAACGGCTACCACCGCAAAGAGAAAACCATGTGGCGGGATGGCCTCATCAAGCAGCGGGGCTACTTCGACATCCGCATGAAGTTTGACGAGAACCTGAGGGGCGATGTGACCATCACCAACCTCAACCCGATCACGGTCATGCCGGATATTTTCGCCGAGGAGTACGACCCGGCGAGCTGGAAAGAGGTCATCCGCTACATGTGGTTGTCGCTGGATGAAATCCAGGGCATGTACGGCCAGGAAGCCCGCAACAAGGCCGAAGTGACGCACGGCTGGTACTCTGACAACCCCTTTTCCAACGAGTTCCGCGACCACCACCTACTCGACAAGCGATATGGCTTCGGCATCGGCGGGGTGCAGATGGTCTATGAGCGGTCGGAGAAAGGCGAGAAACGGCTGCGGGTCATCGAGCGGCAGTTCTACAAGTGGGAATTGAGCCTGTGCTACGTCGATCCGGTGACAGGCGACTCCCAGCCGGTTCCACAGGGCGTCAAGCAGGCGGAAGCCGAGCAGCAGGCGGCCACCAGAGGGCAGTTCCTCGCCAAGATCAACGTGAAGCGTGTCTACTGGAGGGTATCCACCCGCTTTGTCCTGCTGCATGACACGTACAGCCCCTACCGCAGCTACAGCATCATCCCTTTCTTCTACGATTTCGACTACGGGCATACGCTCGGCATGGTGGACAACGCCATCTCCCCACAGGACTTGCGCAACAAGGCCCTGAGCAACGGCATCCACATCTTCAACAGCACGGCCAATGGCGGGTGGACAGTTAAGAAGGGTTCGCTCACCAACATGACCACCGAAGATCTCGGCACGTACGGCTCCAAGACAGGCCTGGTGGTTGAGTGGGATGGCGACGCCGACGCGGTGCCTAAAAAGATAACACCCAGTCAGTTCCCCGAGGGTCTGAAGTTCCTCATGGACACCGGCAAACAGGGTATCAAGGACTCGACAGGCATGCAGGACGCCGATCAGATGCTGAGGTCGCACATGTCCGGCGACAGCACGCAGTCGGCTATGTTCCAGCAGAAATTGCAGCTCGCCGACCCCTTGGATAACCTGGAATTTACTAGGGTTTTAGTGGGGAGAAAATTAATTGAGCTTTTCCAAGATTTTTTCACTGCCGAGCGGATATATCGGATGACCAGTACAGATGATACAGGCAAAGAGTTTGAAGAAGAGTTTGCTATCAACGAGGTACAAGCAGACGGGTCGATACTGAACGACATCACGACGGGCATTTATGATGTTGCCGTGTCAAGTAAGCCGGTGGCTTTAACTTGGTTGCAAACCCAGTTTAACGAGCTACTTAAAATGCGTGAGCTGGGGGTTAAAGTACCTGATGGTGAGTTGGTACGCCGCAGCAACGTGGAGAATAAACATCAACTCGCCGATCAGATGGAGAAACCACAAGACGATGGTGGGATGGCCGCAGCACAGACACAGCTAATTGCTGCCAAGGTTAAAAAGATGCTGGCTGATGCTAGTGCCAGTGAGGCACGGGCTATCGAGTCCCATATTTCCAGCATCTTCGGTAGCGTGCATGCGGCGCAGATACTTGAGCAAGTGCCGGGTTCCGCACCAATAGCCGATGAGCTGTTACTGTCAAGCGGGTTTTCCGACGCGCAGATCCCGGAGCCGATCAACGGCGCCAGCAGCCAGCAGCCAGCCGATATATCAGCACTACCCGACAAACAGAACACCCACCCGGAATACCCACCCTCCGCTACCAGTGGGATGGATACGGGTATTGAGGGTGGTAAGCCGTGAGTCTTAAAAAGAGAAATGTCAGTGGGACGGTAAGGCTGTCTAAGCAGCAATGCGAACAGTTGCCCTCGCCGTTCAACAAGGAGATGATCGGGCGCACGGGCAGACTAACTTTTGAGTGGGAGCCCGAGACGTACCGATCCAGTGCAATATTCCGCAGGGCGATAGTGGGGGAGGGCAATGTGGATGTTCTAAGCAACCTCCGATGCTATGCCAAATTTCTTGAGGACAGCCTGGGCGAAAAACTCGCCTCAGTTATCGTGGAGTTTGACGACCATGTAAAAATCCTGCCCCAAGAGCGTTGGGTCGGGCTGGGATATGAAAACGAATAGACAGGGGGCAGTATGACACGAGCAGCAGAATGGAATCCGACGGCTGAAGAGATGGGCAATGTGATCGCACCAGACACCGCACCGCCAGCCGACGCAGGCATTGTGGTCGTCCCGGCGGATGCTCTACCCGGCGTGACACCGGAGGATGGCGCACAGCTCGCAGCCGACCAGGCTCTTGCCGACCAGGCAGCAGCACAGGCTGAGGCGGAGGCTACCGCGGCGCAAGCTGAGGCGGATGCAGCGGCCGCTAAGGGCTGGATACCCAAGGGGCGGTTTAACGAGGTGTTGGATAAGTCCAAGACGATGGAAGCACAGATTCAGGCATTGCAGCAGAAGCTTGAAGAACTGGCCGCTAAGCCAATTACACCCACCGCCACTCCGGCCACACCCGACCCTGCCACAGTGTTGGCCGATCAGGTTGACGATCTGCTGATTGCCACCAACGTGGCGCTGACTGACTATGGCATCGACTCCGCCGAGTATCGGGCTTCAGTCAAGGTCTACAACCAGGCCAATCGCGAGCTGATGACCCTGGAGGCAAGCAAGCAGGTGACAGGACTGAGGAATGAGAACAGCCAGGCCCTCCAGACCAAGGCGGCGCTGGACGAGGTGGCCGAAAAGAATTATGAGCTGTACCCCTTCCTCGACAAGAACAGCGAGGCCCCCAACACTGAGGCCATCGATATGGTTATCCAGATAAGGAATACCTATATCCAAGCCGGTGCGGCACCAGCGGACGCATTGCAGACCGCTATTGACGCCATTGCCCCCCTGTACGCCAAGCTCACCCCCGCGCCGGCCAGCGGCGATCCGGCTGCCGATCAAGCCAAGGTCGCATCTATCGTGGCGGCCAGGGAGAAAGCAGCCAGGGAGAAAGCAGCCGCCGCCAGCATTGCACAGCCGGCTTTCGTCGTCGGCCGCACCGACAAGGGCGATTTCAAGCTGGATATTGACAAGATGAGCCCGGCAGAGGTAGCCGCCCTGCCGAAAGATGTGTTGGACAAATTAAGTGGAAATGTGGTATCGGAGAAGGCAGCATAGCACTGCAGCACCCCGCCTATGACCCGGCGAAAAACGGTCCGCAGCAATAGCGCAAAATGCCGGTGAACTCGATACCCCCGCAAAAGTGATCGTTTCCGTCCCTACATAGGACGATAACTATGTAAATCCAAGAGTCAAACCGAAACGCACACTACTACCTGGAGGTATCAAATGGCCTACACCAATTTTGGGTTCCTGACACCCGATAATATCAAAGTCTGGCAGAGGATGGCCAGACACGAGTGGCTCCGTAAGAGCTGGATTTTGCAAAAGTTCGCCGGCAAGGGCAGCAACATGCCCATCGAGATCATCACCGACATGAAAAAGACCCTGGGCGGCGGGACCGAATGCCTCATGCAGTTGGTCAATCGCCTGGTTCGTGATGGTAAGGTCATGTCGATGGAAGGCAACCTTGAGGGCGACGAAGAGGCGATGGATAAGAGCGATCAGAAGATCCGCATTGACGCTCTGGCCCATTCCGTCCGTCATAAAGGCGACCTGATCGCCCAGAATGAAGTTGCGGACTTCCGCACAGAGGCAAAAATCGGTCTGACCGACTTCGGCGCTGATCGTCTTGACCAGCTCGCCATGCTTACCCTGTCCGGAATCTCCTACGCCTACAATCTGAATGGCACCCTTCGCGGGTACTACGACAAGGGAGGCAATTACATTGTCGATCCGACCTACCAAAACTTCACGTTCGCCCAGGATGTAACCGCACCCAGCTCACTGCGCCATCTCATGTGGGATCCGGCAGGCCTTCAGCTCGTTCCGGGTAACACCTCCAACATCACCCCCAATCCGTCCACCTTCAGCTATCAGGCTATCGTCAACCTGCGTGCCTATGCTCGTACCCACCGGATGAAGCCCCTTATGCAGGGTGGCCGAGAGTGGTATGTGCTGATGACCACGCCGTTTGCTCTCGCCATGCTGAAGCTCGATCCCGAGTTCCAGCGGGCCATCATTCAGGCAGGCGTTCGCGGTGACGAGAACCCCTGGTTTACCGGCGCGTCCGTCAAGGTGGATGGTGTTGTCATCCATGAAACCGACTTCGTGTTCACCACCACCGGCGCCGCATCGGGTAGCAAGTGGGGCTCCGGCGGAACAGTCGATGGCGCTCGCTCGTTGCTGCTCGGCGCTCAGGCGCTTGGCCTCGCGGACCTGGAAGAGTGGGAGTGGGAAGAAAAACGCTTCCAGTACAACCAGCATCCGGGTATCTTCACCAAGAAGATGTTCGGCCTCAAGAAACCGGTTTACTTCAGCACGACCGATGCCAGCAGCCAGGACTTCGGCGTCATCGCCTTCGACCACTACACCATCGGCGGCGGCGCACTCGGCGTAACCGGGCTCATCTAGCAGCAGGCAGCCGGGGTGTAACAGCCCCGGCCCACTACCAGCATTCAACGGAGGTTCCATATGTTCAAAATTTTACTGGTGATGTGCGTAGGGCTGGCACTGACCGCCGGCACTGCCCTTGCTTGGGGAGGTAATCCCGCTGCCCTGGCGCCGCAGGTATTTGCCAACCAGAGCACCAGCGCCACCTCGTCCGTCGTCAATGTAACCAATTTCCGCACCAAGACCCTGTCTGTACAGGGCGTGGCGGTCAGCGGCCATAGCAACACCACGCTGTCCGGCACGGTGGCGGCTCTCTGTGGCCCGACCGCGGCCGGCCCGTTCGTTGCCTGCTCCGGTTTGATTACCACTGCGGCTGGCGCGGCGGTTTCCACTACCTCGAATGCAACCTTGACCTGGACCGACTCGGCGCAGTTCATGGAAGTGCAGTACACCAAGACTTCGGGCGAGTGCTCTGTCTGGCTTTCGCTCGGCAACTAATACGGGAGGTGCCTTATGGCATTCAACAAAGGTGACGGCGGCATCCAGTATCTCCGCCGGAAAGTAGTTGGTTTTAACTTTGCCGATGTAAACGCCGCCGGCTCGGGCAATTTCTTCGGCGCTCTCGACATCCCCCCCGACGCTATCCTGACCGGCGGGGGCATAATGATTACTCAGGTGTTCAACTCCACGTCCAGCGATACGTTCGTTATCAAGGACTCGGTGAACACCTATGCGACTGGGCTGAGTGGTCAGTCTCTCGGGTATAAACCCCTGACCGCAACCGGCATCATGGTTGTGACCAACGCAGAGGGCGTTATTGGCTTGACCTGGACACCGGGCAGCAGCGCACCCACACAGGGTGCAGGCTACCTGGTAATTGATTACTTCATCCCCTGTCTGGCGGATGAGTTCTTCACGCTTGCCGATCCTATCGCCCCGTAGGGTGTGGCGCAGCGGGAAACCCTGGAGGGTGACTTCCAGGGCTTTTCGAAGTTCCACAAATTAAGGGGGTAAGCCATGGCAGATGCACCGATTGTAGAAATTACCAAAAATCTTGACGTCTCTCAGATGTCGGTGGATAAGTTCTGCGTTTTACCGGGTAGCCGGTATATCCGCATTTCATCCATCAACGGGGGTCATACGGTCGTTATTGGGTACAACCCGATCCACATTCCGGAGTGCTTCGTTGCCGAGGCGCTGGGTAAAAACGCGATCACTGAAGCGCAGATGCTTCGAATCAGGGATAATGCGGGGCCGGACGACGCACCGGTGGCCCCCGTACCAGCTTCCGTCACGCCGGTGGCGGGTATGCAAGCCAATCAGCGGTACAACCTGATTAAAAACGCGCTGCTACCCATCCTGGTTGCCGGCAAGGTTGAGGACTTCACCACGCAGGGCATTCCACAGATTGCTGCGTTGACGGCTGCATGCGGCTTTAACGTGACCGGCGCCGAGCGTGATGCGGCATTCAGTGAGCTGAAAGACCACCCGCTGCTCAACAAATGACACTCGCTACGGGTCTCATAGAGCGGATACGCTATGAGTTTTTGGCTGATGATGCGGCCATTGACCCTGCTGACAACTGGTGGAGTGACACCAACATCTGCAATGCTCTGAATGAGTCGCAGCGGGAGATCGCTCGCCGCTGCCTTCTCATTCAGGACTCCGTCACGCCGGGTATATGCTTTCTGCCCTTTACTGCGGGCCAGCAGACCCTTCCCCTCTCGTCCAAGATTCTTAGGATTCGGTTCGTTCTGTTTCCACATCTTTCAAGTATCGTAGGCCACGCGCGGGAGTTGTTACGAACGAGCACGGAGTATCTTAACGAGAGGCACCAAGGGCACACCTGGATTGGAAGGCGCGGGCACGTCGAGTTGTTCGTGACGGATTTTCAGGCACAGAGCCTTACATTTGGCCGGGCTCCTGAATACGGGGGTACGGTTCAGATCGGTGTTATCCGGCTGCCACTGACAGATATGACCATCCTTGATCCTCAATCCGCCCCGGAGATCCAGGAGAGAGACTTGGCGCTTATTCATGGGGCATTAAAATGCTTGTACTCCAAAGGGTACGCCATCGAGGATCAGGAGTCGTATAACCCGATCAAAGAGGCCCGGTGGCGTAAGGAGTTCGAGGCGGATATCCAGCTCATTACCCAAGATCTGGCGGCCATGCAGCCCAAACTGACAGTTTGTAGGCCGGGGGAGTGGTGATGCCGGGGGGCATGGCTATCACGATAGCTCCGGGATTAAGTGAGATGCCGGTAGAGCACATCCAGTTGATAAAAATGATGATGGACGCCACGCTGGCTGAAAGTGGGTACAGGCGGGGGGTCAGCAGCTACTGCGACGATAAAATAGTCTTCAATTACTACCTGAAAGCGGGTGACTGACATGCTCACCGACGCTACCAAGTTCAAGTTTTTCTCAATGAATAATGTCCTCGACCCCACGGATCTGAAGCCCGGAGAGAGCGTCGATATCTGCAATTTTGACCCCGATAATGATGGTGGTATCGCTACCCGGCCGGCACTTGTCGCGGGGCTCGTACAGCAGCCGGTGAATGACATGTACCGGCTTGGTGGCCGGTCGTATTTTGCGGTTGGCAACACGGTCTATTGCACGGTGGCCCTGTCTGCTGAGGTGGACGAGAGATTCAGCACGGTCATTTCTCTGGATGACATGGTGACCATGATTCTCCGGGTGGATGGTGGTCTGTATGTCGGCAGCACGCAGCAGTTGCATTTCTTGTCAGGCACGGACCCTCAGTCGGGCGGCTTCCAGGATGTGTGGTCGCTGCCGTGGGGTGTGATAATGGGGACGGGCCTGCCGATCAAAGGTGAAAAGGTCCCAGCGGCCGGCATGTCCGGTAATTGCGCGATCTTTGCTACCACGCAGGGTGTTGTTGTTGGTGGGCCTGGCGGGCAGATCAAAAACCTGTCTGAGAATAGGGTGTCCTACCCATACGGCATTACCGGCAAGGCTACAATCAGGGAGCAAGGTGGTTTGATCCACTATTTGTTCACCACAGCCTTGAGCAACCCGGCATTTAATCCATTCCAGCCGCTATTACTCGGTGAAGGTTCTGAATCTATCCACGTATTAT